GACTTACCTGAGGATCAGATTGCGGAGTTAGAGAGACGTAGATACAATAAGAACTAAAAATAAGGAGTAGGGGAAACCCACTCCTTTTTCTTATGCGTATGTTGGTACCATCTTCACAATCATCTTTGGATTGACGAAGAAGTAGGCACCAGTCAAGTCCACTGTAGCGTACACTCGTAACATCGGTGCTCGACTGCCCTTGATGTAGTTACCGATTACTGAGTCAGGTGTTTCAGGTACCCCACCTAGATTGAACTCATCCATTGACACGTACACCTTTTCACTTGTAATCATTGTTAGTTCTACTGTTTTTAACTTAGCCACTTGTTATCATCCTTTCTTATTAGTGCTTACTTGCTAAACTGAAGATGTAGCTAATAAGTCCCCCAAGAATAACCATTAGCGCATTCTCGATTAGCTTCTGCTGCCTATCCGTTCCTTTCTCTCCTTTCTCCTCAAGTTCCTCTAGTTCCTGCTCTAGGTGCTCGATTCGATAGAAAAGATGGGACTGTTTCTCTTCACTGATAGCCATGTTCTTGTCGATATCCTTCACGATCCCACGAAGTTCGTCAACAACAGTTTTAAGCTCTACCGTGCTTTGTTCTTGGTCTTGGAGTGTGGACTCAATTTCCTGTAGTTTAAGGAGTACTTGTTGGTTGTTCACTAAAACCCCACCTTTCTGTTATATCCCAAAAATACTTCTACGTTTTTCGACCCTATCACACTCGGTATCGTAATTCTCCATAAAGTGTACCAGTACTTCTCTTCCATCCTCATCCTCTATCTGTCCGTATTCTGAGTCCGTATTAATCGCAAACACGACCTTACCATGCTCTCGTAAGTCCAACTCAATGCGTACCCAATCGGACTGTTCTGCTTCGATGTATTTAAAGGTAAAGTCCATTAGGAGACCTAATGACAATAGCCTGTGAATGCTGTACATATGGTAGCTCGATCTGTTACTGTTTATCATATTGCCTACTAGGTCACGAAATTCTGCCTTTAAATTAGGTTGATGTTTATTCCCTACTACGTTCATCTTCAATCTCCTTTCGTTCTCTATTATTCATAAGGGCAGTCGTAACTAGTAAAAGTAGTAAGCCGTTTTTAATAGTTATGGTTTGGTACATCTCACTCCTGTATAGGATCGTATCTGATATAATAGAGATATAAACTAGTGTGATGAATGCAAGAGCTTTAATTGTCGGAAACAGTAGCTTAAACATTATCCCCTTGTGTAGGATAGACGCAGTTATATATGAAATATACGAAGTAATAATATAGAAGATAAGGGTGAAAGTAAGCGATGTAACTAGGAGTATCATGGCTTCACACCCTCTTCACTTTATTAATCCCTATTAATATAAGACTTTACAGTGTATTTTTTCGATAATCCTCTATATTAAAGGTATAAATTATTTTCTCAAGTGGGGGTTATCGAAAATGAAGAAATATAGTAAACATGTGTACCTGAAAGTTATGTTAATTCTCTTAGCAGAAGCTCTTGCCATTGCGATTACAGATTTCGCAGTAAAATACGGTATGCCGATTGAACACACAACACTATCCTACGTTGTATGTGGTGCTCTATTAGCTTTTATCGTGGTTGGCTCATACGACTATATCATTCGCAAAGGGGAACAGAGAGCACAGCAGGAGCGTCAGAGTTTGGTCAATATTATGATGCTTCGATATAGTCCGAAGGGCAGAGACCATAGACCATAATTCAGAAAAGGTAGGTGCTTAGAATGTTTGGATTTACAGAGCAGGAATTGGAACGTTACAAGGATTTAGTACAGACGTATGCAATTAGAGACTTAGCGGCCGATATTGTACACGGTGCAGGGTTAATCGTAGAGCTAGTGGAGAAGGACGGTAAGTACTACCCAGTGACTTCCTCATTTAAAACGCTCGTCACAGACATCGAGATTGTGCTTACAGTGAATGCACTACATATGGCTTACGACTACGCTCATCTCCAAGACGACATCGAGAAAACAGAAGAGGACATCATCAAGTATCTCCACGATAAGTACGAAACAAAAGTAATCAACCAATTCATTCGTTATGGGATCGTAACTTCTGCCAATGTAGCCGAGACGGTTGTAATGGAAGTTATTCTAGAGCTACCTTACCTGTACAGTCTAGCTTTCAAGGACAAAGAATCATTCGATGGGGATGCCTTCATAGAAGAACGTCTCTACGCTTATGACGAGTACATAGAGAATATGGGTGCAGAAGAAGAGGATGATGACGAGGACGAGGAAGATGAGGAGTAATGGTAACAAAAAGAGAAGTGGTAGAAAAGAGGAAGAAGCTAGTTAGCCTAGCGAAGAAAAAGGTCTCATTTAAGAAAGGTGACAAGAGGGTCTACAGTCCGAAGATATGCGTAGTCTGTGGCCGCCCTCTATCTTCTCTGATTATTAATGAGAACAAATACATAATTATACAGGCTCATACGAGATACCACGTAAATGACCTATTTATCGTGGACGCATGTACAGACATAACCTCATGCTACAGAACATTAAAACAGAAAGGGGAGTTGGAAGAGGATGTCGATGTCAAACAATATCAAGCAAGGCGTGAAGAAGAAAAAGGAAGACTTCTCAAGTGAACAAGAGTTACGTGAGTTAATTAACTCTGCGGCATCAAAATCTCTTAAACTATTTATCCAACGAATGGAATCGGGGGAAATTCCAATTGATAACATTTCCGACTTCATTCGTGTAATCGGAGCGTATAAAGAGATTAACGGTATCACAGAAGTTATGGATGGTCAAGGTAACACAGGTATGCTTCCTGAAATCAATATGCGTCAAGATAAAGTATTAAAGGATCAGATTCAGGAAGGTAAGATTGCTGCCGATGAGGAAGGTCGTATGGACGTTATGGACATGTCCGTAGACGATATGGCAGACCTAATCCGAAAACTAGATACCGCACAGAACGCAGAAAACGAGGGTGCATTCTAATGAATAATTTTGATGGAAAAATGCTTGCAAACGTTGCAAGACAAACATTCGGTCGTACAGACCTAACGAAGGAAGAACTAGCATACGTACTGACGATGTTGAACTGTTCTTCTTACTTACTGAAACATCACAGGGTTAAGAACCATCCAATTACCTTCCACATCGGAGGAATGGATTCTTCAAAGGCACAGGCTCACCGTCCGTGGCAGATTGAGATGATTAACGATACACACCCTGATAAAGCAGTAATCAAGTCCCGTCAGTTAGGGCTATCGGAGATTGGCGTAGGGGAGATGATTCACTTCGCAGACCAACACTCCTATGCAGGTGTTAAGTGCCTTTATACGTTCCCTACGAACCGTCAGATGAAAGATTTCGTATCAACACGTATTAACCCGTTACTAGAAGCAGGATACTACTCTACGATTTCCGATCCGAAAGTGGATTCCTTGGAGAAGAAAAAGATTCGTAACAGTTTCATTCTGTTCCGTTCATCTTCTAAAGGAGCAGCCGTAGAGGGTGTGGATATCGACTTCTTATCACTGGATGAGTATGACCGTGTAACTGCAAGTGCCGAGATTTCAGCGATGGAATCTATGTCGTCTTCACAATTTAAAATTTTACGAAGATGGTCAACACCTACAGTGCCTGATTACGGTATTCACGCATTGTATAACCAATCAGACCAACGAGTGTACATGCACAAATGTGACAAGTGTGGAATGAGACAACAACTAGATTACGAGAAGAATATCGAGTGTACGGACGAAGCAGGAGTAGACGTACTAGCTAAAACTGTAAAAGACGGAACATTCAGATTTATTTGCTCTAACTGTGGTGCATTGCTAGATAGATGGTATAATGGATCATGGGTAGCCGCATATCCGACACGTACGGAAAACAACCAAGGTACTCGTGGATACCTAATCACACAGATGAATGCAGTATGGGTTAGTGCCGATGAGCTAAAACGTAAAGAGCTTAAAGCAAAATCGAAACAGCATTTCTACAACTACGTTTTAGGATTCCCGTACCAGGACGTAGCGTTAGCGGTCCAAGACAATGACGTAATGGGTAATAAGCGTGAGCACTTACGTGAACCATTATTTAACCGAGGAGACTACCGATTCATTTCAGTAGGTATCGACTGGGGGAACCGTCATTGGGTTACAGTCCGTGGATTCCGAGATAACGGTATGATTGATATGATTCGTATATTCTCTGTAGAGCGTGCTCGTGGGGTAGCTAATATCGAAGCCGACTTAGAGAACATCATCAATCAGTTAATCCCGTACAATCCCGATATCATCTGTGCCGACATCGGTGACAGTGGTAACTATGTTGAGAAACTTATCCAACACTTCGGAGTAGGACGAGTATACGGTGTGAAAGTAAACCCTAACCCTCGTTCAACTGGTCAGATTCAACCTTCATGGTCTGAAAGCCAATCACGAGTTACAGTGGACAAGCTTACACAAAACAAACGTCACATTGCCGATATGAAGATGGGTCGCTTAGGATTCTATCAACAAACAGATAAAGACCTAGAGCTATATCTACATCACTGGAAGAACGTAGTTATCCGAGACGAGGAAGATGAGAAGACTGGTGAAGTCTATCAGATTATCACGGATCGTGGAGATGACCACTACGCACAATCATCGGTGTATAGCATGGTCGGAATGGAGCACGTACTAGAGCCGTACATCACACTAACACAGGAGAACGCATTTGCGTATACGACTGTAGATAGTATGGCACCAGCAGTTACAGATATTTTCGCTAAAGGTTACTAGATTTACCATCCCAACCGTTATATTAATGGTGGGTATTGACTACATAACAAAGGAGAGGAATTAGTATGGGAACTTATAACGTACACGGAGGGCACAATGGCATCGTCCAGGGAGCTAACTACGGAAATCGTAAAGAGCACATCATGGACCGCCAAGTAAAAGACGCTCTAATCAGCAAGCTTCGTAGTCTAGGACATACAGTATACGATTGCACAGATGAAACAGGCTCTACACAGTCTGCTAACCTACGTAACATCGTAGCTAAATGTAACGCTCATCGAGTAGACTTAGACATCTCGTTGCACTTAAACGCATTCAACGGCTCTGCTAACGGGGTTGAGGTTTGCTACTACGACCAACAAGCTCTAGCTGCTAAAGTTTCTAAACAACTGTCTGATGACATTGGCTGGTCTAACCGTGGAGCTAAAGTACGTACAGACCTTTACGTGTTAAACACTACTAGCGCACCTGCTATCTTAATCGAATTAGGATTCATCGACAACGAGAGCGACATGGCTAAGTGGAACGTAGATAAAATCGCAGATTCTATCTGCTACGCTATCACAGGTCAACGTACAGGTTCAGGTGGAAACACAGGTGGAGGTTCTACTGGTGGGAGCACTGGTGGAGGTGGATACGACTCTAGTTGGTTCACACCACAAAACGGTGTATTCACAGCTAATACTACAATCAAAGTTAGAAGTGAGCCAAGTGTAAACGCTGAACACATTCGAACTTTAGAAAGTGGAAAATCGTACACATACAGTTCATTCGGAATGGAGAGAGACGGTTACGTTTGGATCAAAGGCGTAGATGGTACATACCTTGCGACTGGTGAAACTCGTGATGGTAAACGTATCTCTTACTGGGGAACATTCCAGTAATTACACAGAAGCCGACTCTAAATAGGGTCGGTTTTCTTTTTTAAGAAATAGGAAAGGAAGATGACAATGGATAATAATATGCCAATGATCCGTAATGGTGTATACCAAAACAACCCTGACGTACTAGGGAAGATTGGTGAGCTAGACTTAGCAATTAAAGAGTTGGGCGCAGGAAATACAGGAGACTACGCAACAAAAGAAGATATCCAAGGTATGGTTAAGCAGGTTAACAGTACTAACCCTGACACAAATGGTAACGTAACACTAACTGGTCTTGTTAAGAAGGTTAATAATACTGTTCCCGATGCGAATGGTAACGTTACAATAACAATCCCGAGTACCGCAGGAATGGTAAAATCAGTTAACAGTAACTTACCTGACGCAAATGGAAACGTAACAATTACTATCCCTAGTACAGCAGGATTCGTGAAGAAAGTAAACAACGTGGCTCCTGACGCAAACGGTAACGTTACAATCAACCTATTCCCTTCAGGAACGACTGCACAACGTCCTTCGACTGGTACGGTAGCAGGTCAATACTTCTTCGATACAACATTGAATAAACCATTATACCGTAACGCAACTAACAACGGTTGGGTAGATGGAACAGGCGCACCTGTAACGTGAGTAGCAATTGCTACTCTTTTTTTTTTGTTTATAAGACCCAGTAACTAGTGTGAATATGTTATAATAAATACAGGTGGTGATATAGGTGAAGAGAGAGAAGTACAAGCTATCTCCCGATGCAACTCGTGAGTTGATGATGCGTTTGGCTAAGAGGGCACAAGAGTTAGGTGTTGAATTAGATAGAGCAGCTTTACTGGACATTACGAAGAAAGAAGACTACAATGGGGAACCTCTTTTTACACCGAACAAGGAGGGTAGTTAATGTTATCGTACATACTTATCGGTATTGTGTTGTATCTATTGATTGGTGTTGGTCTACTGATTTATGCAGTAACAACGTCTAACTGGGGTGGGTTAATCCTACATTTTTGGTACCTAGTCATACTATTGTACCCTTATCTAATCGTAAGGAGTTTAATAGAGGGGATTAGGGATCGCTAGAAGCGAGGTAATGCACAATGACGGAAGCAGATCATAATATTACAGTTGCCATATTAGGATTATCAGGGGTACTCCTGTATACGGTAATACTATTCATAGGGTATATAAAGGCAGTCGAACGAGTCCAAGAGGAAGCGGAGACAGAAGAGAACATTAGAATATTGGTAAAAGATATCTTTGAGGAAGTAAAAAATACAATCGAAAGAGGAGAAGATAATATGACAGAAACTAACATGGTGGATAAGCGTAAGCCGTTTGAAGCAGAGGGCAGTCTTTGGGTAGACGGGACAACACAAAGAGGGTTCTTGATGCCACTAATCAAACCTGAAATTAAAAATACGTTGACACTAAAAGACTTAGTTACACGTAAACCTACATACGATAACTATACAGAAGTTGTCGAGTTACTAGCAGAACTCGCTAAAAAGACGTTCACTGACTTCAAGTTCTACATCGCTAAGTCCGATGACGAAACAAAGGACTACAACTTTGTACAGGTTGTTAGCAAATATGAAGACGACCCGTATACACACAAGTTAATCTTCAGTAAAGGTGTAGAATACGGTTTAGATAGTGCAGAGCTTTCTAGACGGTTCGCATACCATGTTTCAGAAGGAAACGTACTACCATTAGGAGAGGGCATGAAAATCCTGTTAGAGGATGGAACAGGTCAATGTCCTACAGGTGTATCACCTATTACAAACGGTCTAGAAGGGACAGAGATTGCGTTCATCTTTGGATTCATCCAAGAGAAGAACTATGATTCATGGAAAGAGAATACGTTCCCTAAAAAGGATGAGGAATAATGGAGACGACTCGTAAGACTCTAACGGCTCAGTTAAAAGATACGGTAGCGTTTTTCAAGGATCGTAAAACGGTAGGGAAAATGAAGACGGAGCACTCTATCTTCATTCCTTCCAAACTCATGCTTGAGAAAGAAGGAGAAACGGCAGAGTTCATCCATGTAGCTCGACACATCGGACGACAACCTGCATGGCGTTGTCCAGTAGCGGCCGAACAAGTTAACATCGTTAAAACCGCAGGTGTAGAGTTCGTATTTAGCTTCCAAACGGATACAGATTATGTCGCTATTATGGACTATATCTCGGACAAAATTTAGAGACTACATTTAGTAGTCTCTTTTTCTTTTAATTTATTGTTGACATATAGAATATGTACAAGCTATACTATAAGTAATCTAGCAGGTAGCATATAACATAGAGCGTTGATATTGACGGAGCTAGAAGACAAGGGGATGGTGTAGCGTGTGGTATAATTAGTGTAAAGGTTGAAAAAATACCTATAGCAAAGGAGAATACATATGTCGTTCTTTGGGATCACTGCAAGAAACGTTGGTCAGAAAGCATTAGCAGAAGCTTGTAAATCACGAGTACCTATTATTATCGGTACAGGTAGAGCAGGAACAGGTAAGTCACTAATTGCACAGGCAGTAGGTTTTGACACAGTTTTTGAGGAGAAAAGATGGAGCACTAGCACAGGAAAGTTCGTTTACACTCGTCTTCAAGTAGATGTAGGTAAAGAAGTTGGTTTCCTACCTGGTGACTTAGGTGAAAAATCTAATCCATACTTCCGACCTTTCTTCGATAACTTAACGTTATTGGATAAAGGAGATTACATGAAGAACTACATAGATAATGGTAAAATCGTTCTCGACCACATTCAAACGATCCGTGGAGGAACATACCATGATACATATTTAGTGGTTGACGAAGCGCAGAACTTAGATAACGCTACGATGACTGCTATCGGTACTCGATTAGCTTTAGGTAGTAAATTAATATTACTAGGAAACTTCGCACAGATTGATGTGGACAAGCTAAAGAACCCTGATAACAACGGATTCTACAAGCTACTAAAAGGTCTACATGCAAGCGGAAGAACAGATATGTTTACACATGTTCACTTAACAAAAGGTGAGCGTGGAGAGATTGCCGACTTAGTAGAAGGAATCATGGTTCCTCAAAGTGAGGTTCATCCATCATTCGTTAAGTTGGAAGAAAAAGGTTTACTAAACTATTAAGATATAATTAGGAGGAATTACATATGAAAAACATCTTAACAATACTTTATGACGCATCGGCTACATTGCAGGATGTCCACAATGACTTAGCAACAAGTGCCACGAACTTAGAAAGTGACTATGTTGTAGGTAATATCAAGTATGCCATTGAACAATTGAGCAAAGTATTAGTAGCAGCTGAACGTTCAGAAGAACCAGTTAAAGAGAAGAAAGAAACGTTAGAAGAGTTCATCCAACGTGTAGCAGACTCGTACGAATTTGCTCACGAGACTATCAAAGATATGTGGGTAGTTAGCTTAGGAATGGCTATCCAAACATTAGAGAGTCGTCGTGGATACGCAGGATGTCACATCCCCACTGTAGAAGGTATTTTAGAAGGTAGGTTATCTGTATCTAGTAGCCTTATCACTTTCACTGAAGGTGGCAACGAGTTCTTGTTCGAAAAGAACGATAACGTAGCTAGTGCAGAAGTGGAAGAAAATGATAACGAAGAAGATAACGAGGATCGTTGGGAGGAAGAAGAATCTCCGTGTGACAATTGTGGTTGCGTAGCATTTTGCCGTGACGAAATGACGTTACTAGACTACATTCAGAGCCAAGACGATAGCGCAACTAACGGTATTCTGTTACATCTCCAACTAATCGAGGATGAGTTACAATACAAGAGAGAGTTCTCTACTGAGGACTATGCGTTAGTACGTTACTACTTAAAGCAGAACCCTAACACTTCTGTCCATGAAGTAGACGCATTATCGGATCGTGGATTACACCTAGCATGGAATGCTCACATGTACCTTATCGGTAAAATTAGATAAATAATTTGTAAAAAGCAGTCAATTTCTTGTTGACTGTTTTTTTGTGTCTATGATATAGTAGAGTTACACATAGAAATACACACTAGTTAGAGGAGATGATAGATTTGGAAAAAACGTTTAAAACTATCTTAGATGAGCTGAGAGATGGTGAAATGGAACTAGCCGACACGATTGACCATGTGAAATACTACATGATAGAGAAGACAGGTTACTCGTTCCACTTCTACGCAGTACATACGCACAATGGCAAGGAAGCGTTATCAGAGGTGCTATACGACCTACGTAACAAGAGATACTTCATTAAGCGTAACGGGAAAGAGGTACGGTTCAATATTCCGAACCTAGATATCGTTATACCGAGAGAGAAGGATAGTTACAGTTACAGTCGTGACCGTCAGGCAGAAAAATGGGTAGAGCAGTTCTTTAAGATGGTATCGGTAGAAGAGAACAAGGGAATGTATGATTCAATGTTAAAGGCTATCGGAGCGTTTGGTGAAGAACGGGTTAATATGACATCACGAGCACTGATTCGACTAATTACAGAGTACAACAAGTTAGAGCTTATCCATAAAGCAGGTATCGACATTCAGAACAGTTCATCGAAACTACGTGCACTAGTCGTAGAAGCAGGTAAGAGGGACGTTAGGAAGCTACATGAGATATTCGGTCTTACAAAGTCTCAGTATAAGTTCATGCAGGAGCACGGGTTCAGTGCTAAATCCATCATAGACCATTCGAAAGACATGGCTCTATTAACACAGAAGGATATGGACGATTACCGAGGTTACATAACATACGTCAAGAAGCTAGGAGAGAAATACCTAGACGATTCTAGACTACCAGTGTTCCGAGGTGAAGCACATGTTCGTACATACGTAGAGCAAATGGCTAGAAAGAATGACGAGAATCGTAGACCCGATGATTACTGGTTTTGGGGTTATGTGGCACAGCAACAACATCCTAACGTACTTAAAATGATAGAGTACCTACTATTCGAGTGCTACTTCAGTCAAGGTTTAGAGTTCATGGCCGCATTCAGGGAGTACAAAGATTACTACAAGATGTGTATGGATTTAGAGTACGCAAGGTTCGACAAGTATCCGAAGTACTTACGAACACAACATGACATCGTAAGTCGTAACTACAACTCAGCAGTAGACTCAGTAACTGCTAAGAAGTTCCGAGAACAAATGGACAAGCACCAAGACCTAGCTTCGGATCGTTTAAAAGGTTACAAGGTTGTTATACCGAAAGAACCGAAGGAATTGGTC